CAGATGTTATTTATCCCGCACTTAGAAATATTTTTGGCGTTGATTATGTAGAACTGATAATAATTCCTAAATTAGTGGGCGTAACAAAATTAGTAGGAGTAACTAAAATAATAATATAACTTATGAAATTAAGATTTGTAAAAAACAATTTAAACTAAATCTTATGAAAAATTTTATCGAAAAAAAGTACGAATTGCATTTAATCTTAGGTATTGGAATTGGATTTTTATTGTTTATTAGCGGAGTTCCTATTGGTATGCGACAAATTTTGCCAATGTTTGGTGGATTATTTTTAGGGCTTGTAGCTGAATTTATTCAATACTTAATTCTTAAATTACAAGGTAAAAATGGAGATTACAAATATGACAAACATGATGTTTTATATGTGCTTTACGGTTCTATTTTAGCAACAGTAATTTGTACTTTATTTCCGGAATTGGAAAGTGCATTGTTTGGAGTTTACTTAATTGTTTTATCTTCTACTATTTGGTATTTACGCTTTCCAAGATTTCGCAAATTGATTGTAAAATACTTTGCATTAAACTACATAGGAAAGAAATTAACCGGCTTACGAGCAGGAACAATAATTCTACCGCTTGTGATTATTAACGGATTAATTACGGCTTTCTATGACTTTAATTTAATTGCATTTTTTCCATTAGCAATAGCATTATATTTTGGATTTGTTTATTTTATTGGAAATCCTGTAAAATGGAATGAACTTGATAAATCACAAAAATTTCAATACGGCAGTTGGGAATATTCAGAAATGACTCTTGAAGAACAACTAGAGTGGAATCAAATCTATAATGAACTAAACAAAAAACAATGAAAAATCTAATCCTATTTTTTATTCTGTTATCGACAATTGCGTATTCGCAGACAATTCAATACGTTCAAAGCGAGGAAATTTTCAACAACCCAGAGAGAGGTATTCAAAAGTATTCAGACGCAAAAGCAAGTAATTATCAATTATTAACCGAATCCACATTAAACGGTTATAAAAACGGAGCCGACAAAGTAACGGTAATTTATAGATGCTTTTATCTAAACACATTTTTTACTTCTGAAATTTCACAAAGCTATTTGAATAATATGCAAACTGATTTTAACAGAATTAGAAATACAGGATTGAAAGTAATTATTCGATTTGCTTATTCGTTTTCTACCTCAACCGCACCATTTGACCCTACTAAAGAACAAATGCTTTTACATATTGAGCAATTAAAACCGATTTTAGAATTAAATAAAGACGTTATTCTATTGCATCAATTAGGGTTTATAGGAGCATACGGAGAATGGTATTACACATCTCAATCTTCTACTTTTGGAAATCAAGATTATAACGGTTATACAAATGCTCAATGGGAAAATAGAAAACAAATTGTAGAAGCGGCATTATTAGCAACTCCCGAAAATATACCATTACAATTGCGTTATCCTTATGCAAAAACTAAAATGTATGGTAATACTTATTTAGGTAGAATAGGATTTTATAATGATGCTTTTTTGAATGTTTGGGGAGATGAAGGATTTTATGCGGTTAGTTGTCAAACTTGTCTTCCTTCTGTTTCGGAACAAAATTATGTGATAAATCAAACCGCTAATTTGCCAATGACTGGGGAAAGTAATGGTTTAAACCAACCAAGAACAGACTGCCAAAACGCATTAATTGAATTTGATAAATACAATTGGAGTACTAAAAACAGAGATTATTTTCCTGCAGTTTGGAGCAATTGGGTTAGTCAAGGATGTTATTCTGAAATAGTCAAACGATTAGGATATAGATTTGTTTTAAAAGCGATCACATTTATAAATTCTCAAAATGAATTGACAGCACAATTTGATATTAAAAACGTTGGATTCGCAAATACGTTCATAAATAGAAACGCTTATTTAGTTTTTAGAAATACCGCAGGACAAAATTACCCTTATTTACTTCAGACAAATATCAAGCAATGGACAGGAGATTATTATTTTACTGAAAACGTAAATTTAGCCGATTTGCCAAGCGGAAATTACACAACATATCTTTGGATGCCTGATACAAATTTAAGTTCAAGAGCAGACTACTCAATACGATTAGCCAATACAAACGTATGGGAAAACGGATATAATAACCTAAATTATTCATTTGTAAAAGAAAGTTTGGGAATTGTTGAAAATAATAATTTTGAATTATTTAACTTTGACAAAGTTTTTGTTTATAATACGATTGGGCAATATGTAAGTAATGACAAAAATTTAAGCAATCTGCCTATTGGAATTTACATAATCAAAGGGCAAAAAGACGATAATTTTTACACATACAAAAAGATTAAAAAATAATACCAATGGCAGGAGTACCAAAAGAAATTAGCGATGCACTTTTATTAAAAGGAGATGTTGATACGTTAAAATCACATTACGAAGTAATAAAAGACGATGTAAAAAACATCAACGATAACACCAAAGAAATAAAAGACTGTTTAGTTGGAAGTGCGTACTCGAAAGATGGAGGACTAACCGGTAGAGTTTTTCGTTTAGAAGGCGAAATAGCAAAAGTTGACGATTCTGTAAAAAAGTTCGAACAACACTTTAAAATTATTATTTTTATTGGAGGTATATTTTTTGTTGCGGTAACAGGTGCTTTGGTAAAAATGTATTTTAATAATTTGCCGATTGCTCATTAATAATTTTGGAAAAACTAATAAAAGATACTTTACAGACTCCGAGTGGAAAATGGAGTAGAACATCGCTAACTATGCTTGTTTCATTTGGTATTGCAATAATCATAGGAGTTACGATAGTTTATAATAGTTATTTTTTAGGAGTTACAGATAATAGAGATGCGATTGCGGTTTTTGATAGTTTTATGCTTTTAGTTTTTGGATTATCAGGAGTTACAGTTGCTAATAAGTTCACGCCAATTGCAAGAAAATCAGCTAAAGAACCGGAAATAACACACGACGAAATACAAGGATAATATGGACCAAATATCATTAGACAGAATCGAAACTTTACACCCGGCAATTAGACAAAAAGTCAAAGATGCTTACATTCACATTTCAAATAAATTATTTGGAAAAAGGGTAAGACTAAGAATGGCATATTGTATCAGAACAAAAGAAGAACAAACTGCTTTATTTGCACAGGGCAGAACTGTTTTATTTGACTCTAATGGTAAAAGATTAGGAAAAGTTACTAATGCTCAATGGTGGCAAACTATTCATTTTTACGGATTGGCTTTTGATATTGTTGTTCTTTATGATATGGATAATAACGGAACTTTTGAGGTTGCTAGTTGGGATTTAACAAAAGACTTAGACACTGACGGGAAAGCAGATTGGAAAGAAGCAATTGATTATTTAAAAAGTCAAGGATTTGAGCATGGCGGAGATTGGAAATTTAAAGACGTTCCTCACTTTCAAATGACATTTGGATATACTTGGCAACAACTATATGAAAAATTCAAAGCAAATGATTTCATTCCTGGAACAAAATTCGTAAACCTATGATTCAAGTAAATTTAACATCTGTAATTAGTTTTATTAAAAAATACGGTATTTATATCGTGGCAATTGTATTTGCTTTATTGTACATAAACTCATGTAGTAATACCGATGTTTTAATGGCTGAGAAAAAAAATATCGAAACCGATTTGGAAATTCAGAAAACCGATCATAAAAAATTAAAACAAGAATCTGAAAAAATATATAATCAACTTGCTAAAAAAATTACAGATACAGAAAAAAAATCAGCAAAAAAAGATTTAATAATTGAAAAACAAAATGCTGAAATTGCTAAATTGAAAAAATCGGCAGAAGTAAAATCAAGAGAATTTGAAACTTACGATAACGCTGCTTTTGCAAGATATTTTGCGGATTTGTATAATGCACCGAAATTAGTATCGTATAATGAAGTTTCTGTATCATTTAAAGGTGATTTGCCGAAACGATTAGCGAATGATTTATTAAGCGGACAAGTGGCTAAAGCAGAAGTTAAAATAAAGAATACTATTATTTCTGAAATGGCCGACAAAATAAATTTAGAAAAAACGATTAGCGAAAGTTTGAGAGGGCAAGTTGAGGTTTTAAAAACTGATTTGGAAAGTTCTGAAAATTTAAACGAAACTCAATCGATTTTGATTAATAAACAAAATGAAATTATTAAAAAATCAACACGAATTAAGCCTATTCCGATAATTATAGGAGTAGGAATTGGCATTATCGGAACATTACTACTAACCAACTAAAAAACATAAGGCAATGACTAAAATATCAAATAAAGAAGCATATCCATTAAAAACACTTCCTGTTTTAACGGATTTTGTAATTGGAACAAACGACGAAACCTCAAATAAGAAAACACAAAATTTTCAACTTGAGGACATTCGACAACTTTTCATTGAAGGATTAACTCCGGAAGAAGGCGGTGTTTTAAAAACATCTCAAATTACTTATACCGGTGCTTTAACTACTCCGGAAGAAGTTGCTAATGCGTTAGACCCAAATTACGTTGTTTCTCGTTATGAGAATTTATTTTTCAATGTAAACGGAAATTTATATTTATTAAACAAAATGAATATAACTATTGGGGTTTTGCAAACCGCATTAACAAGTGCTGATTTTATTGAATTTCCGACAAGTGTAGGTCCGGCCGGACCAACCGGAGCAACAGGAGCAACCGGAAATGGAATTGCGTCAATTGCGTTATTATCAACAGTAGGACTTGTAAAAACATATAGAATCACCTATACAAACGCATCATTCTTTGATTTTGCAGTAACAGATGGAACAGATTCTACTTCTAACAATTTACAAAGAACAATTACCGGTTCGGCTACTATTTTAGAAACTGATAATAATTCTACAATCATAATCAACAACGGAGCCACAAACATAAATATTACAGTTCCAACAGGATTGAGTACAAAATTTGCAGTAGGATTCATTCAACAAGGAACCGGAGATGTAACTTTTGTAGAATCAGGAACAACTATAAATTCTCCATTGGATTATCTAAAAATAAAAGGAGAAAACTTTTGGGCGTATTTAGAAAAAGTAGGTTCAACAGAAGTGTTTCAATTAGCCGGAGAATTAAAAGGATAATGCTATGCAACAAATAAAAAAAAGAGGACTAAGTAGCCGGTTGAATATTGCAACATACGCTAATTTTGGTTACAATGCCGGAGGAAGTGCTTGTGGACTTACGCCAAGTGTGTATCTTTACAGAAATTCAATAGGGCAAAATTTTGTTTCAGCTACATTATTAGCCGAAGATGAAGATTTTACAATACCGGCTCCGGCAGGTTATTATTCTGAATTTGATTCATCAGAAGGAGAAGTAGTGAGCAGACAATGGAATGGAACAGCATTTGTAGGAGCTCCTGAATTTTGTGGATAAAAAAATAAATTATGAGCAATAAAATTAGAGCAGTACACGAAAGAATACCTACTGAAGATGTAGGAGGTAGAAGAATGGTTTACCAAGTAGGTTCAAGCTATACCGTAAAAATGGACGGAAAAACACCAATAAAAAAAGAAATCAGCGAAATTGTTTTTGATGACGGATTTTACAAAGTGTACGTTACCTCTGATTCCGAAACTCAATTATGGAAAGAAATTCCAAGAAACTTTTTTACAACAGTTGAATACGAAATAGATTAATTATGATTGCATCTCCTGATAAATTTATAATTTCTCCAAAAAACGGCTCCCAATACAATAATGTAAAAAAAATTGGTGATTCCGATATTATTATAAATACAAGCATTGAAGAAGCTATTGATGTTCAAAGATATGGTGTTGTAAAAAGTCTTCCGATTAATTACAAAGGCGATATTAAAGTTGGTTACGAAGTAATTGTGCATCATAATATCTTTAGAATTACCTATAATGATAAGGGAGTTCCGATGCAATCTGATTCACATATTATTGATGATTTATTCTTTGCGGATCAAGAATTGGTTTATTTATCAATTTGCCAAGAACAAAAAAAAGGAGCTAATGGATATGTATTCATAAAACCAATTGAAGAAGAAGTAGAATTTGAAGGTAAAAAAGAATTACAACATATTGGAATAATTCGTTACATTTGTAAAGAATTAGAAAGCCAAGGATTAAAAGAGGGAGATAAAATTTGTTTCAGAAAAAATTGCGAATACGAATTTAAGGTAGATGAAGAAAGGCTTTATGTGATGAATCACAAACGAATTTTAGCAAAATTGAATTAGTAACCCATAAATATTTTTAAAATGAAAAGAGTAACCCAAATTACGTCAAAAACCACAGGAGTAACTTGCGATGCGTATGTAGGCGAGATTACAACGGTGGCTTTAACTGACGCTGCTGACACAGGCTTTTCTTTCACTGTTACAAACAAGAAAGCAAGACCGGGTTGTCAGATTATGTTAAGTCCTATTTACGCAGGAACCACAGGAGATATTGCATTACAATTAGTATCTCAAACAAAGGGTTCTTTTGTTGTAAAAGTAAAAAACGTCGGTACTGCAGTTTTAAACGCAGTTGCAAAAATTAATTTTAGAATTAATTACGACTAAAAGAAGTTTGTTTTTTTTCTTATTTCTTAAATTGTTTTAAACCCTATCATTTTGGTAGGGTTTTTTTCTATCTTTGTTTTAACTATTCTAATTAAATTAAATGAAAAATCTTTCAAGAGATATAGAAATGGCTATCAAGGATTCTATTCTTGGTATGAGATTAAATATTGATATTTTAGGAGTTGATGATGACAAACTTGATGTTTTAATGAAATCAAGATTAGATTCGTTCACCGCAATAAAAGAAATGCTTATACTTTGGGAGAGTTCGAATAATGCTCCAAATAATAATAAACTACGAAAATATATTGAAGATCTAATTAAAGCCGGTGAAAAATCAATAGACGTTTTACGGGAGGCTTTAAGAAAAGGAATAAACTACGAAGATTTAGAGCCGGAAAAATTAGGCAGAGCAATTAAAGCAAAGCCGGTTATTTTTAGAGCAATATCTGAAATAAATTCAGGACTTATAGAGTTAAAGCTACAATTAGATGCGGATAGAATTGACTTAAAAACAAGGGAGTTTAAAAGAGGTTATGCCGAAAAGTTTGCTAACCAAGAGTTTTTTCCTGAAAAAAACTACTACAAAGAATGGTACAACGAAGAAGAGGATGCTGTTCTTATTGACCCAAAAGGAAGCAAAGGAGAGATAATTATTCTTGACAATCTTAAAATACAACTTCCGGTTCCTCCAAAAAATAAAAAAGATGTTTTATTTTCTGATTTGCCTATTGAAGAACAATACTGGAAAAGATTAGATGTTCCTAAAGGGCTTACTCCTGACAACGAAGACCAATATGCAGAATATATAGTCGAAGAATTTAAAAGGAGACGAGAAGGTGTTTGGTTTATGAATAATGGAGTTCCTGTTTGGTTGTGCCCGGCTCACTACATGGGTCTTCAATGGAACAAGATGATTGATACCGGAGGGTATAAAGACTTTCGTATGGCTCAAAGAGATATGTATTATTTCACTTTAGCCACAATAATTGACCCTAGAAGTTTAGGTGAAATATTTATAAAAGGTCGTCGTACTGGTTTTACTGAAGAAGCTGTTGATTACTTAATACAAGACTCCACATCAATATCAAATGCGTTGATGGGAATGACATCTAAAACAGGTGATGACGGACAAGAGATTTTCTTAAAATACTCATACGGAATACAAAATTTACCATTCTTTTTTAGACCTGTTGTTAAAGGAAAGATTGATGACCGCAATAAAATGGACTTCGGAAAACCTTCAGAAAACACTCGTGATGCTAAAAAGAGAAGAGACACCTCTACTGATGATTACTTAAACACAAAAGTCGATTGGAGAAACTCTACAACACTTGCTTATGACTCAACAAAACTTGTAAGATATTTTTGCGACGAAGCAGGAAAACGCGAGCGTCCTCAAAATATGATAGACCATTGGGCAAATATAAGACCAACTATGGTAACCGGAGGAGTGGTTGTCGGCAAAACAATTATGGGGTCTACATTAAATAGCCGAGACCGTGGTGGCGAAGAGTACATAACGCTTTATTATGGTTCAGATGTTAGGAAAAGAAATGATAACGGAAGAACGGCTACTGGGCTTTATTCTTTTTTCTTACCGGCACATAAAAATTATGAAGATTTTACAGATAAATATGGAATATGCCATGAACTTGTAAATCCAGGAGAATTTTTTTATAACGCAAAAGGCATCAAAAAAACAATAGGTTCGTTGCAGTATTTAGAATCAGAGTTTAAATCAGCAAAAACAATGGGCGGAAAGGCATACAACAACACCAGAAGACTTGACCCAATCACAATAGAAGATGCTTTTAGAGATGAATTAGCATCACAATTATTGGATATTGAAAAAATAAATGCTCAATTAAATTACAACAAAAACGCAGAAGTAGAAAGAAGATTAGTTCGCGGAAATTTCAGATGGAAAAATGGAATTAAAGACGGAGAAGTAGAGTGGATTCCGGAAGAAAAAGGAAGATTTTTAGTTTCATGGCTTCCTAATAAAGAAATGAGGAATAGATTTGTTTCAAGACCGGTATTTGGAATAATGACTAAATGTCCTGTAAATGATGAAATTGGAGCTTTTGGGTGTGACCCGTATGACCAAACTTCTGTTGTAGATGCTAAATTAGTTTCTACTGAAAATGGAACAGAGTATAATTTAGGTTCAAAAGGTTCAATGCATGGATTGACCGGATTCAATTTAGGAGATTTACCAAATAATCAATTTTTCTTAGAATACATTGCAAGACCAAAAGACGCAGATACTTTTTTCGAAGATATTTTAATGGCATGTATTTTTTATTCAATGCCGGTATTGGTTGAAAATAATAAAAAAATGTTATTGAAGCATTTTAAAGTTCGCGGATATAGAGGATTTTGTTTATCAAGATTTGACAAAGAATCAAATCGATTATCTGTTGATGAAAAAGAATTAGGTGGTATTCCAAACAACTCGGCTGATATTATAAATATGCATTGGACCGGAATAGAAAAATACGTCAATAATTATGTTGGGGAATATACTTGTGACGAAGGAGATACGCCTGTTAGAGAAGTTGGGCAAATGGGAACAATGCCATTCAATAGAACGTTGGCAGATTGGTTAAAATTTAATATCGAAAATAGAACTAAATTTGATGCTTCCATTAGTTCAGGACTAGCAATAATGGCAGTAAATAGACACGCATTTAAACCTAAAGTAGAGAAAAAAGTATTTACATTAAAAATGAAAACTTTTAAACGGAATTGATTCGTAACTTATTGTTAAATAGAAAAATAATATCGTTTTTACAAATACAATAAAATTTTTCTATCTTTGACGTATATTTTACTTTTACATGGCAACAACTGAAAAATTTACCATAGCGTCCAATTTAGCGTTTCCGAGCCAATTGACTCCATTTGACGAAAAAAAAACAAATGATTGGGGATTAAATTTAGCAAGGGCAATAGAATCAGAATGGTTTTACAAAGCAACTCCGGCTGCTAAATGTAGATTTTTTACTCAAAGAGAAGATTTTGCAGAAAGAAGATTGTATTCCAAAGGTATGCAGTCTACTAAAAAGTATAAAGAAAAATTAGGCTTAAATGGTGATTTGTCGTACTTAAATTTATCCGATAAGCCAATTTCTATCATCCCTAAATTAGTAAATATAGTTTGTAACGGAATGGCAAATAGAGAAGCATCTATCAAAGCATTTTCTATTGACCCAACATCTATTGAAAACAGAGTAAAATACCGTCAAAGTTTAGAAGACGAACGATTTTCAATGGATATTATTGATGCTGCCAAAGAAAAACTAGGTGTTGATATTGCTAATTTTCCAAAAGAAGATGTGCCGGAAAACAATGAAGAATTGGATATGCACATGCAATTGAATTACAAGCAATCTATTGAAAAATCGGAAGAATTGGCTATTTCAGCAGTATTTGAAGAAAATAGCTATGCTCAAACAATTGAAAATAGAGTTACTGAAGATATTGTAGTTTGCGGAATTGGTTGGGCAAAACATAAATTTATTGAAGACAGGGGTATTGTTTTGGAATATGTAGATTGTGAAAACAAAATTCAGAATTATACAACCGATCCATTTTTTAGAGATTGTTTTTACCATGGCGAAATAAAAGAAGTGCTTACTTCTGATTTATTAATTGAATTTCCTTGGTTAAACGAAGACCCTGATGCAAAATCACAATTAGACAATTCGTCTACTGTATGGTGGGAATATCATCAAATCCAACAAAACGAAAGATTACGAGGAACATCAAGCGTAATGTATTTCACTTATAAAACAACTCGTGAAAGAGCCAAAAAAATAAAAACACTTTCAAGTGGTGGAAAAATTTTAAAAGAAATCACAAGTTCAAAAGCGACTCCAAAAAAAGAATACGATAATGTAAAATTCGTCACAAAAGTAGACGAAGTTCTTTTTGAAGGTGCTTATTTATTAGGTACAAATATCTTATTGGAATGGAAAGTTTGCGAATATTTAGCAAGGCCAAAATCTAATTCGCAAAAAGTAATTGATGTTTATGTAGGTGTGGCTCCTGAAATTAATAGAGGATATATCGATTCATTAGTTGCTAGAATGATTCCTATTGAAGACAAATTGAATATTCTTGAATTAAAAGCAGAACAAATTATTCAAAGAATAATGCCTGATGGTTATCGAATTGACCCAATGGCAATAGCTGATATTGATTTAGGAGAGGGAGTAATGAGTCCTCAACAAGTTTTCGATATGTTTTTTGAAACAGGTTCTATTTTTGCAACTGCTTATAATTCGTCAGGAGATTTCAATTACGGAAAAGACCCTATTACAGAATTAAGAACGGGAGATTCATTAGGAAAACTTCAAGCATTAAGAGGAGAAAGAGATGGATATATGAACTTAATGCGAGATGTAATTGGATTAAACAAAGCAAGTGACGCATCTACTCCTGATAAAGATGCTTTAGTAGGATTGCAAAAAATGGCAGCGTTAAACTCAAATGTAGCAACTCGACATATTTTATACGCAAGAAACGATGTGACTCTTAGATTAGCCAATGGAATTACTTATAGAGTAGCCGATTTATTAAAATACTCAAATTTAAGAGAAGATTTTGTTCGTAAAATTGGAATGTATTCGGTTGAAGATTTGGAATATGTGAAAGATTTACACCTTTACGATTTTTCTATTTTCTTAGAATTGACTCCTGATGATGAAGAAAATGCCAAATTTGAAGCTGATTTGAGTGTTGAAATTTCTAAAAATATGCTTGATACTTCTGATAAGTACAAGATTATGGCTATTAAAAATCTGAAATTACGTTCACAATATTTGACTATTTTGAAAAAGAAACGTGAGCGTAGATTGCTTGAAATGGATAAAGAAAAATTCAAAGCTCAAAGTGATGAAAATATTAGAGCAAGTCAGGCGGCAGAACAATTTAAACAGCAGACTGCTCAAATAGAAGCTCAAACTAAAGCTCAAATTCAAAAAATGGTTACTGATGGAGAGATTCAAAAAGAATTGGTCAGAGGCGAAGAAACTCGAAAATCTCTTGAAATTGAATATAACAGAAAAATTGAATTACAGTACGTTGTAAATTCTGGACAAGTTCAAAAAACGCAAGAAACAGAAGATAGAAAAGATGAACGTTCTAGAGAACAAGCGACTCAAGCATCTGAAATGATTAAGCAAAGAGAAACAAATGGTCAGCCAAAAGATTTCAAGGCAGACAATTTAGACATGGATGCATTTCAATTACCTGCGGATGGCATGATGTAACGTATATAAAAAAATACTATCAAAAAGACAATCGTTATAGATTTTTTCTATCTTTGTCGTAACAAAACTAATTTAATACTATAAAAAGATGATTGTAGAAGATGAAAATATTGAAGAAACAGTAGAAGAAACTACTCCTGAATATACGGTAAAAGCCGTAGATGACAGTTTTGTTGCTCCTGTTGCCGATGTTATTGAAAGTGAAGAAGAGGTTATTCAAGAAGGAACTGTAAAAGTAGACGATGTAATCGTTGATGACAAAATTGTTCCTGAACCAATTGAACTTTCAGACGAAAAAGTTCTTTCATATTTAAAAGAAAAAGGAGTAGAGGTTGATAATTTCGAATCGTTAAAACCGAGAACATCGAAAAAACTCAATCCCGAAATTGAAAAATTTATAGAGTTTCAAGAAAAAACAGGTAATTCAAATTATAGTGATTTCTTGGCTACTCAAAAAGATTGGTCGTCTGAAAACCATGAATTGGTTTTAAAAGAATTAATCAAAATCGAAAATCCTACGTTGGATGCCGATGATATTCAACATCTATTCGAAAAGAAATATGTTTATGATGAAGATGTGGATGATGATTATGAGATTAAAGACAAAAAAATACAAACAAAAGTTGATCTACAACGTGCTTTAGATGTTCTTGAAAAACGTAAGCAAGAAAACATGGTTGTCAAAGGTTTTGACGAAAATGTACCTGCTGAATTTAAAGAAGCTAAAACACTCATAGATAAATTGCGAAACGAGCAAGTAGAAAATGAAAGAGTCGCAACAGAAAGACGTAATACATTTATAAGTTCAACAGACAAAGCATTTGAGCAAATTTCCTCTGAAGGTTTCAAGGTAAAAATTGGCGAAAATGAATTTCAGTTAAAACCAAATGATGTAAATCAAACAAAAGCGTTACAGTCTGATATTGCAAACTTTCAAAAAAAGTTCTTCGACAAAGACGGAAATTTAGTAGACCCGGTTGGTTATCATAAAGCATTGTATTTTGCCATGAATGTAGATTCAGTAGCGGAACATTTTCTTAAATTAGGAGAAGTTTCGTTGGCAGAAAAAGAGGAAAGAGAAAGTAAAAACATTCCTCAACATAGACAACAGCAAGTGCCAAACACAAGAGGTTCAGGAATTACTGTAAGAGTTGTTGAATAAGTTTCTATCTCGTTAATTTTTAACATTAACAAAAAACTTAAAAAACTATGCCTTTAGCCGCAGTACCTGGAGTAATTTTTTCTCCTTCGCCAACCAAAGTGCCTACCCCATTAAACTATTTGGGAAGTGACGACTTTGATTTCTTAAATCAGTATATGCCTGATTTAGACAAAACCATTTTTAATAGATTTGGTTCACAAGACATTACCGGAATGTTAGAAGCTACCGGTAAAGAGATGCCATTTGCTTCTGACGTTTTAAAATGGACAGAAGAAGGACGTTTAACACAACTTGGAACGGGTGTTGCTCGTGCCTCTAACGTGTTTACTTTGGCAGCCCACACATTTAGACCTAACGAAACTCTTGTAGTTCGTAATTTGGATGGTTCTATTCTTAGACAAGGTTTAATTACCGAAACAACTACCGATACATTTACTGCTTTATGTGGTCATGCTTCAGGATGGACAGCCGTTGGAACCGCTGATTTAGTTGTATTCGCTGATTCTGCCGAGTTCAAGAAAAAAACTTCCGGAATGAGTCAATCATTAAACAGTCAAGTAGAGTACTTCAACCAATCTCCTGTAATCATCAAAGAGATGATTGACGAGTCAGGTTCAAACTTAGCTCAAATCACTTGGTTAGAAGTTTCTTCTTCTCAAGGTTCAGGATTTGTTTGGTACTTCAAAAACTATAATGATACTGAAAAACGTTTCAAAAATAAAAACGAATCCAAATTAATCAGAGGAAGACAATGGGCCGGTGATTTAGCTGCTGCCGATTATCAAGGAACTCAAGGTTTATTTGAAATCGCTGAAGAAGGTAACGTTTTTGAAGGAATTGCATCTGATTTAGATGATTTCGATTCAATCGTAGAAAGATGTAATGCACAAGGAATGATTCCTAACAACTATCTTTATGCTACTTCTGCTCAAAACTTAGCGATTGACGATATGTTGAAAGATACAGGTCCTAATGCAATGGCTTGGGGTATGTTTAACAATAGTGCCCAAATGGCTTTAGATTTAGGATTCTCTGGATTTAAACGTGGTGGTTATGAGTTTGGATATTCTCGTTGGAGATATTTGGATGAACCAACAAGTGAAGGTTCTATGGTTGGAGCAAATAAAGTTCATGCCGTAATGATTCCTTCAGGTTCAAAACAAGTTTACGATGTTATCAAAGGAGTAAGTGCAACTGAACCAATGTTGCATGTTTGCTACCGTGCTAACCAAAAAACTAATCGTAAATATATGATGAGAGTTCAATCTTGGGAAGCAGGAACATTAGATGTTGACGGAATTAAAGTAGAGTTTCAAACTGAACGTGCTTTAAAAGCATTAGGTAGAAACAACCTATTTATTTTCAAAGGTTAATACCTAAATAAAATCAAGCAAGGTGTGGTAATAGCACCTTGCTTTTTTACTAAACTAATTAAATCAAATATAATTATGCCAATGCCAACAAAGGCTGAAATCGAAGCTAAAAAATTAGCCGAATCAGCAAGTCAAGAAACTGCTACTGCAGAAAAAAAAGAAGAACTAATCACTCTTTCAGAGTCACAATTAGACAGTCTTATCGAGAAAAAAATAAAAGCCAAAGAGCTTGAAAATTCTCAAAACAAACCAACTCCAACTCCGGAAACAAAAAAATTCACAAACGCGTCGGTAGAAAAACTATCAGACGATTTACCTGAATTAAGAAATTGGGAAGTAAAAGACAGAATGTATGTTCTTGTTGAGCCTTCTAAATCTGTTTCTCATGGAATTAGAAACAAGCACAAAAAACAGAGTCCTTTACAATATTACAATCCAGACACAAATACAACTCATTCATTGAGATATGCCACTAACCAAAATTCATTTTTTATGGACAAACAAGTTGGCGATGTTCTTACCGAACATATTTTAATGAAAAGCGGAAAATTGCAAGTTCCGAAAGAACAAGTAATGCTTCAAAAGTTTTTGGCCATTCACCCGGATAACAATAAAATTTGGAAAGAATTTGATCCAAGAGCAGAATCTCAAAAAGAATTAGATGTAGAAGACGAAATATTCGCAGCATCGGCACAAGTAAGAGCATTATCTTACCAAGAACAAGAAGCAATTGCCAGAGTAGCTTTAAAACACTTCAAAGTAACTTGGGATAGTGCAACAGTCAAAAAAGAGCTTTATGATTGGGTTAAAACAAATCCGAAAAAAGCAATCGAATTGGCTAATGATAATTCAATCCTAGTTAAAGGAATGATTAAAACAGCTATTCACAGAGGATTAATTGAGTACAAAAACAAAAAATTCGTAGGTGTTGACGGAAAAACTATCTTAGAAGTAGGATATAACGAAGACGAATACGATGCGATTGTAGCGTACACAAAAGAGCCTGACGGAGAGGCTTTCTTAGATTACATCAAGAACGCAGTTTCGTAAATTTAAACAATATTTATTTTTTAAAAACCTCACGTTAATTTGTGGGGTTTTTTTATTTATCTTTGTTTCAATAAATTACTATTGAGATGATAAGCATAAATCAGGTTCGCAATACTGTAATGTTCTTGCTTGAGAAGAATAACAAGGGATATATTACTCCATTAGCTTTTGATTCGTTCTGTCAACTTGCCCAATTAGATATTTTTGAGCAATTATTTTACGATTTAGATGCGTGGGTAAATAAGGAAAATCGACGATTGACCAATTCTGAATATGCAAATATTCCAAGAAATATCAGAGAACAAATAGATATTTTCGCACAATACACAACTCCTTCAAATTTTACTTATAATTTATCTACAAATCTTTGGAGCTATACCGGTAATGATTTTTATAGAAATATGGGAATTTCACTTGTAAACAGTCAAAATAAAAAAGTAGATATTGAGTTAATTTCAAAATCAGAAGCTAATTTATTGAACAATTCAAATATAAATTCTCCTGATTTAATGTTTCCGGTTTATACTCAAATTGGAGATGATTTTAGAATATTTCCAAGTGTACCTACCGGATATACTACTGAAATGTTTTATATCAGAACGCCTAAAGCTCCGAAATGGACTTATGTAAATGTTCAAGGGAATCCGGTTTATAATGGTTCTGCATCCGATTTGCAAAACATAGAATTAAACCCAATGATGTTTTCTAAATTTGTAGTCAAAGTATTGTCATATTGCGGTCTTTCTTTAAGAGAGGAACAAGTACTTCAAGCCACAAATTCAGAAGAAGTAAAAAACATTCAACTTAAAAGTTAATAAAAAATGCCTTCAGAAATAACCATAACAAGCGTTTTAAAAGTAGCTAATAATCAGTATCAGATAAATTATTCTACTCAATTAGCATTAGATAATTTGTCATATCAGATTTCATTTGATGGAATTTCATGGGGAAGTGTTGTTGATTTTATAGATGTTTCTAGTCCTAAAATAATTACAGTAGAAAATGCTGTTAATTTTAATATTAGATTGTTGTCTGATTATACACCAACTCCAACTAACAACAGAATACATACAAGCACATTTAACCAAGTCTTTAACTAAAAAAAATACACAATGACAAGAGCACAATTAAACACGTACATAGATACGAATATTACAAATAAGACAGCAGATAACTCATTAACTCCGACTAACGAAGGAAATGCGTTAAAAGAAGTAGCTAATTATATTGACCAAGAAATATTATCGGTTGCTCCTGTTCAAAAAATGGTAAAAACAACACTATCATCTGCCGAAATTTTAAGCATATTTACATCTCCAAAAGAGTTAGTTCCTGCTGTTTCTGGAAAACTTCTTGTGCCTGTATTTCTACACCAAAGATACATTCACGACTCTTCCGCCTATACAGGAGGAGCGACATGGAGAATTGGGTTAGGAGCTATAAATACAGCTTTTTCTGTTGTTACTGCTGTTATTGGTAGTGCTGACAATTCTCAAGCCATACAATCTTTTACTCAAAACTTTTCTACATCAGGAACTTCCTATGACGGATTAAATATAATTATAGGAGCCACAAGTGCCGACCCAACAGGAGGTGATGGGATATTAGAATTGTATTTAACATACCTAGAAATAACCATTTAATAAATAGTAATGATTATATACTCAAATACATATAATTACCTATCTCCGGTATATACTCCGCAAAAAGGAAATATAAACCCTCAAGAATACTATGAAAATTCAGAAAATCATGGTACATTTCAATATGAAACACTTGAGAATTTGGTAAACAATTTTTTGCAAAACTATTGCGGAAACAGAAGTCATTTATCTAATACGCCAAGAAGTAGAATAATTTACCATATTAAAAAAGGTATTCAAAAATTCACTTTTGAAGCGTTGAGAGAAATAAAAGTGGTCGAACTTGAACTTGGTGATGCTTTGGAAATTATAATGCCGCCTGACTTCGTTAATTACGTTAGAATTTCATGGCTTGATACAAATTCCGGACAATTGCACCCAATGGCTTTAAATTGGAAACTTCCTTTGGCTACCGCTTATTTACAAGACCATTTAGCTGATTTACTTTACGACCAAGACGGAAATATTTTAGAAGGAACTTCCGCTACTCAAAACGTAAATGATAGAATTGACTATGTGAGAAGAGGTATTTCAGATTGTGATTGTGATGGGCAAAATTGGTCAATAAATACCGGAAAGAATTACAACGGTATGTTTTCTATTGACAAACGATTAGGTGTTATTCATTTTACATCGAATGTGGCTGATAAAATTATTGTCTTAGAATACATTTCTGATGGATTAGAATATTCTGATTCAAATCAAGTAATGGTTCATAAATTTGCCGAACAAGCACTTTATTTCTATACATATTGGATGCTTATTAATTTTGACAAAGATGTTCCTCAATACGAAAAAAGAGATTCTAAAAAGAATTTCGATGTTGAATACATGAAAGCTAAATTAAAATTAAGCGGATTTAAAGTTGCTGAAACTGCTCAAATGTTGAAATATGGTAGACGTTGGTTAAGAAGTTAAAAACATGGCTAAAATACAAAATACATTCATTAAAGGACTTATTGATAAAGATTCAGATAAAAGGTTTGCTGCCGACCAAGTACTTACCGACGCTGAAAATTTTACCGTACTTACAACTGAAGGTTCGAATAGAGGTGTTGGAAAAAACTTTACAGGTAATGTTCAAAAAACAAATTATGGTATTCCGGGAGCCGTAACAATAGGAAAAGGAATTAATGAAAGCCAAAATAAAGTTTACAATTTCATTAAAGGAGAATTGCACGACTATATTATTGAATATGATGTAGAAAATGATGTTTCGGAAATTGTATTGCAAGATGTTACCGGAGGGGTTTTAAATTTTATTGAAGGAGAAAGAATATTGAATTGTGATGTTATTTCAGGTCAAGAAGGAAATAATTTATTAGCATGGTCAGGAGATAGTAATCCTCCAAGGATAGTAAACATAGAAAGAGCCAAAACATGGTCTGTTTCAGGATTTACTGACTTAGAAATTTCAGTAATGAAGCCATCTCCTATTTTTTCTCCTGATGTTGTTCCTGAACAAATATCAGATGATGATTTAGCTAGTTTTACTAGAGATAAATTTTTATGTTTTTCTTATAGATATTTATATGAAGATGGTTTTTATTCTGCATTTTCTTCGTGGACTCCTTATATATTTACTCCTGGAATATTGGATATAGATGTTTTGACAAGCTCAAACATTTCTCTAAAATCAGCATAACTAGCGCTTAAATAGTATTTTTGGTCTATTTTATTATCAAACTGTTTATCCCCTCTGACTCTGTTGCAATAAGATACAAATCTAACTGTATTTCCGGAGACAAATGAAATATCAGTACCGTCGTTGTATGTTATTTTTTTAGAAGATACATAGTATGCGTTTAAATACTTGCCTCTATTTCCTATAAACTCAAGAAAATCGTTGTCGTTAATTTCTAGGTCAAAATTACCATTTTTAATTTTCAAATAAAGACCTTCAGATGATCTTGTTCCTAATTCATCCTCGGCATATTCTTTAATCTCTAATGCCTTGACTTTTACATAAAAAGATAGCGGACCTCTTAAATCTGCTTTTATAACAAGATACTCGCCCTCTTTTATTTTATTTTTATTATCAGCTATTAGCTTAATGTATGAAAATATAGAATCATTGTATATTTCAGCAGCATAAATAACCTCGTACTTGCTTTTGTTATACTTAACCGCAAATTTATAATATTTTGCCCAAGAAGGAGGTGTTCCAATCATGTCTACTATGATTGTATTTTGTGTTATAGAATTTTCCGCAGGAATAAACAAAGTATTTTCTTTACTGTCTATAACAGTTGTTTTTCTTCCTTGTTCGTCTAAAAACACAATTCCTATTTCATAATCCCTAGAAGAGTGCATACTGACAAAAAGGGTTGAAGAAGAGTATTTTACTTGAACGCCTCTACATAGCAAATAATCTGTTTTTTCTAAAATCTCCCCAGAAGGCTCTTCTACTTCTATCTGTCTTATAGGCATTTCAATATTTATCTTTTCTAATAAATAATCCACTTGAATATTTACAGGAACAAAAGATAAAATAGTACTAGAAGGGATTTGATTCGCTGGGTTTTCTACAATATTTTGAAAAAATAACTCTAAAGATGTTATAAAATTAGAATTGTCTATAAAATCAGTAAAATCAGAATAACCTCCAATAACCACATAGTCGAATATGTACGAATCAAGTAATTCTGTATTAAACAAATAAGCTAAACAAATATCAAAATCAAACAAAAAATTACTCCCGTCAGAAAACGAAAACGAATCAAAAGACACGTTAAATTTACTTAACGGAACCTCATTACCTTGTTTGTTATCAACATCAATAGTATTTGGTTTTGATATTAAAAAATAGTCGTTTGTATCAAATGAGAATAATGACCATATTACTGTTGAGGCAGAAAAAAGACCGCACAATAATTGACAATCATATAAAATAGGTTCTTCTGACCTAACGACAATATACACTTCTCTTGATGCTCCTGGTGGAAATAAAGTGTTTTCTATTAGTAAACTTCCTGCAAATGACAGTTCTCCGACAGGTATTGTTCCTGTATAAAAAAGAACTCCATTTGAATATATATCAAAAATTAATTCATAAGAAGAGAAAAAATCCTGTTTGGTTATTCTTGGATTGTATCTAAAATACATATCATTAGGAGATACATTTGTAAAAGTAACTACA